TCTTTTTGGAGAAGAAAATGTCTAAGACAGTGAAAATTAAACCCAGCCATCCATCCCAAGGCAAGTATGTGGTTATCTCAGTTGACCAGTTTAATCCGTCAGAACATGAGTTGATTAAAGGTGAAACACTTCCAATTGATGAAAGTGAAGTCACTAATGATGCGCTTATCTCTGTAGAACAATTTGATGCCATTTCATTAAAGCTTGAAAAATCAGAAGAAGAATTGGCTGTAGTGAAAGGTGAATTTATTGCCTTCCAAAATGACATTGAGGCCATGAAAGCTCGAATTGAAGAGCTTGATTCTGGAAAAGGTGTTCCTGATCCATTGGATGGGCCAAAGGCTGGTGACTATGCAAATTGGTCGAATGAGCAATTAAAAGCGCATCTAACTGATTTAGGAATCAAACACAAAGCATCAGCCTCTAACGAGGATTTGATTGGGCTTATCCCAAAGGATTAACACATGATTGAGTACATTACCGTAGCAGATATCGATGCAAAACTTGGTAACGATTGGGCAGATAGTGAAAACGCGAAAGCCCGTGCGGTAATGATTACCAATGTTTGGCTAACTAATTTAGAACTACCTGACACAACAGATAATCAACCATTAAAAGACGCGGTTCTATTGGCGGCAGTTGAGTTGATACCTGATGCTGTTAGTGGAAATCTCTATACAGATGTAGAAACTGGTGTGTTGAGTGAAACAGTATCCGCTCAATCAGGAACAAGCGTTTCAAACACTTATTCTTCAAGCCACAAAACATATTTGGCAAGTGAGAATTTAGCCTTAGCAATACTCAAAACATGGTTAGATGATGGATTGGGTAATGTGATTTTGCTAGTGAAGATTTAGCTATGAGATCAAAAATTCAATCAAAATTAGGCAAGGCTTTTAGTACTAAGCTTGCTGATGCTGTTGATACCTTCACTTGCACACGAAAGATATTAACTGGCTCGAATCCCGCTACTGGTGAGGATACTTACACCGAATATGTTTATGGTGGTCGTGGCGTTCTATTTGGCTCATATTTGAAAGATATGGTGAAGCCTATAGATTACCGTGCAACAGACTCAAAAGCCGTGCTACTGCAAAATGAAGTGAAAGATACGGCAGGTAATTCGATTGAACCTGAAGTAAATGACATTTGGGTGATCAATGGAGGCAACTATCGAGTTGTGAGTTGTGGAAAAGATCCTTCGGACGCAACATGGGTAGCACAGTTGAGGAAAGTGTAATGATAAATTTAGATGACGGAAACTTGATTACACAGGCCATTAATGTGGACGGTGTTTATCACGTTGAAGTGCGCAAAAAGAATGGACCAAACAAAGTTCTGCTAGATGGTGGTGAATGTAAGTTTGTGATCTTTGCTGACACAAACAAGGGCTATCTCATTCGACATAAGACCACGATGGACGGCCGCCTTGTGACAGTCGGGAATGAGCCTGCTTTTGAGATTCTTTTTGGAAAAGTGGAGGTGATTTTTAATGGGATGGAGCAGCAAACCGAGTGCCTTCATTAAAACTGTAGAAGCAGACCTAACCAAAAGACAAAAAGACATTGTGATTGATGCACTTGGTGGTGTGGTTCTTCAAAGTCCAGTGGATACAGGTGCATTTAGAGCTTCACACAGAGTTAGCATTAACCAAATAGACCAATCATACAATGAGACTGAGAAAGACAAGGGTGGTGGCTCAACCATAAGCAATGGCACAAGAGTATTGTCTCGTTTAGTACCTTACTCGACAGTCTATATCCAAACTAATGCGCCTTATGCCAAAAAGATAGAGTTCGGTGGATTTACTACAAAGGCAGAAACAGAGAAGACCAAATGCGGTTTTTCTAGGGGCGCACCTCAAGGCGTATATGGCCTCACATTCAATTACATTGTTCAGAAATACGGTGGTTAAAATGGCAATGACTTTAGATCAAGCGCGACAAGCCATTATCACCAGAGCAATGGCATTCACTGGTATTGAGCAGACTCGAATTAAATATCCAAATAAAGATTTTACAGTTCCGACTGATGGGCTATGGTGCGACATCAACGTACTGTGGGGTGGCTCGATCATTGCTGCAATTGGTGATACACCATGCACAAGAAGAACAGGGATTATCTCAATAAATTGTATGGCTCGCCTGAATACGCATGAAGTGGCAATCACGAAACTTGCTGATGCTTGGCTTGCTCATCTCGAATACTACACAACTGGTCAATTAGAAATACTGCAAGGTCAAGTTCAGAATCTTGGCAATAATGGCGACTTTGTGCAGTACAATGTATCAGTACAATTTAGAGTTAATTAAAAATCATGAAAAGTAAAAGCCTATTTATTGCACTATTATTATGTTTATCGAGCAATGCGTTTGCTATTCCAGAAACTGCACCTACGCCTACCCAAATATCTAATGGAATATATTGTGAGAACATTGGTAAAGTTGCTTTTTCTAC